ATGGGCGCAGTCGCCGAAGAAATGAAAACCGCATGGAGTTTTGTCCTGAAGCAAATTCGGAACGGCGATAACGATTGGGATCAGGTGACTGAGCTCGTCGAAAAAACGTTAAACGTCATCACCGTTCTTGAGAATATAAACGCCTCATTTCTCGACGCTTTCGGCGACGTAGTCAAGGACTCCAACAAATTAGGAGGGGATGACGTCCTCAACTATCCCCGTCACGTTTCGCAAGTCATGCAAGACTTCGACGCTCAATTGAGGCGCAGGACCGTTCAGGGTGTGAAATGGGAGGGGAAACCCTTCCAGGTCATGCCCTTCACAAGGGACAGTGTCGTCGATGTTGAGGCTGCAAAACTTGCGTTCGTCGACTGTAAGAAGGGCGTCTGGTTTGGTGAGGTCTTCTTACATTACGCCCCGATTGTTAACCGCGTCCTCGTCAGCGTTGACGGCACGCACTTCATTGGATGCATTGCAGGAACGCGAACCATGGATGCCCTCGAAATGATCGCCCTTGGTGACAGTGGGACGATCTACACCACGGGGTACCTTAATTCCACGGGTAAGAGCGTGAAAGTGGGTGTGGTCTGACCGTTCGCAGAACAGGAAATGATTATGAGTGATTCGTCTTCACGTTCTTTGGTGAGAGCCGCGGTGAACGTGCGGAATCCAGTGGACATGTCGGTTTTCGTGAGCTGTTCAGCGTCCTTGAAATTCTAGATCGGTAAATTAAAGAGCAAGACTTAGATTATTGAGATCGTGGTAATTATTCCGTATTGGTATATAGTTTCCATATGAGTGCAAGAGGCTTGGTTGATATCGTCGCGTCAAATATTCGCGCTGAATCCGCGCGCCGCGGTCTTTATCAGCGTGACATAGCAAATGCGCTTGGACTACAACAGGCGACCGTCTCTAAGAGGTGGCGGGGTGGGCGTGCATGGCCACTTGAAGATCTGCAAACGGTCGCAGAGATCCTTGGTGTTACTGTCGCATACCTCGTAACTGATAACTCAGACGGTGCACATGCAATCGAACTGCGCCCCCGACAGGACTCGAACCTGCAACCTCGGGATTAGTGTGCATCCAAGGGTTCGCTGATAGCGATTCTGGAAGCGAGCTGATGATAGCCGCGTAAGAATCTGAATATGAAGTATCTGGAATTTCCGGACGGTTGGGCGGGGCCGGTTTCCGACTTTGAAAAATATCTATTGGCTAGCGGGCGATCGCCGAAGACTCTAAGAGTGAGAAAATCTTGGCTTAAGACATTTGCCAGATGGATTGATATGGGGCCTTTTCAAATTGATTCGACAGCGGTTATTGAATGGTCCAGTAGGCAGAATTGGAGTCAAGCGACACGGCGAAGCGCCCATCAATCGCTCAAGCTGTTCTACACATGGGCTGCGTCACGCGATTTGATAGATGAGGTCCCGATCATTCCCGGAGTGAAAAAAGCGCCACCTAATCCGCACCCTGCAAGCGATGGGGCTCTAAATGCGTGCTTACTATCGGGGGATTGGAGGGTTAGACTAGCGGCGCGGCTATCGGCTGAGCTAGGGCTTAGACGCGGTGAAGTTGCATGTATCAATGCAGATAGGGACTTGATTGAGACGGCGGAGGGTGCGGCGCTGGTTGTTCATGGCAAAGGCGGCAAACGGCGCATAGTGCCGCTCCCGGCGAGTTTAGCGGGCGTGCTGAGAGGCTTTAGCGGCTTTATATTCCCTGGGCAAGATGAGGGGCACCTTAGCGCGGAATGGCTTGGGCATTTGATTTCGCGCGCTATGCCTGAAGGTGTAACTATGCATGGACTTAGGCACCGGTTTACAACCCGCGCCTATCGGCAGACGAAGGACCTTGTGGCTGTCCAGAAGATTTTAGGACATTCGTCGCCTGAAACAACCTTGGTTTATTTGCAATTGGCTGACGACTCGTTGCGCAGGGTGGTTGAAGCGGCGGCCTGAGTTTTGTTACCAAATGGTTATAAAACTATAGCCTACTACGTTGACATTGTCGATGTAGTAGGCTATAGTTAATCATGTCAGGGCAAACCTGACAACAACTAAAGAAAGGAGACACCGTGACAGTCGGTGACTGGGTCCAAACAGCACTAACGATTGTCGTGATCGGTCTGATGATCTATCAGATAAGACAAGATAATCAGAGGTGATGTCCCGGTAGGGGCGGCGGCAACCGCCCCTACCCCCCCGTCTCTCACACGGGGTGGGGGGGGAGAAGATGAACAAGAACATTCAGCTAATCATTTTCGCCGCAATCTGCCTTATAGCAGCGGTTTTAGCCGCTCGCACAGCTATGGGCACGCTGTCTATCGTCTCTGCGTCGGTCCTGTGGGGCCTGTGGGGCATCGCTGGAGGTCTAGCGGCGGCGATGCTTCTACGTAGGGGGTCAAAGTGACAATTTATTATCTGTCTGCGACGGACTTTGCCCGGCGGGCGGGGCTAGCTGTCGAGACGATCCGACGTTATATGCAACGGGGGCTTATCCCGCCGCCTGATGCGATTATTGGCCTCGACGACGTGAATGGCCGTCCGATTCCTGGCTGGACGGCTGAGAGCGTAGACCATTGGATGAATAACCGTCTTGGGCGGGGGCACCGAAGCGATTTGAAGAAGTAGTGTAGGCGGGCAAAATGCCCGCCTACACTCTTATTTCTCCAGCACTGTGAGGCGCTGATAGATTTCCCGATGCGTATCGTGCGCATGATCATCAATACTGTCGACGCGGCGCGTGATCTGGAGTAGCTGCGAGCTTTGGTGGTCGAGCTGGTCCCCATGCTCGTCCAAGCTGCGTTCAATGCGATTCAGCTGGTCTTTCACTGAGCTTCCATGATTAGGTTCGAGCTGTGCGCGGGTCTTGCGTGCGGCTAGTAGGGCAGCGCCGCTTGTGAGGGCGGCGGCAAGGCCACCTAGTCCACCAGTTGCGGCGATCACCTCGGCTATTGCGTTCATTGCTCGCCTCGGGGCGTGTGAGCTAATGCCGTGGCGGTTCCTAGCACTGAGGCCGCTAGGGATATCCACAGAGGGGCGGTGGTCTGATCCACGATGCCATAGATGGTGAGGATTGGGACTAGCGCCGTGATGATTCCATAAATCCACGCGCGGACCTGTGGGGTGAGCCAGGCGAGGGGCTGCGGCGTTGCGTGACGCGGGGATTCACTCACTTTGTGGCCCCCGCTTCGATCAGGTGCGCAAGATCGTCCACGCGCTTAGAAAGCGCATCGATGCCTTCATATACTCGAGCAAAATTTGCCCCAGTCCACTCGATTTCCAGACCTGCGTCCGTCTGGTCAGTACTGACGCTTCCGTCTGTCGCGCGCTTGTAGTGCGGCGCAAGAAGCAGCTGCTCAAGCTTTTCAATCCTCATGTCCATATATCCAAGCATTGCTCCCACGCTGCCGGTGTGTCCGTCGGGGCGCGTGATTTGGTCGCTGAGTTGCATGTCAGGTTCGCTTTCTTCTAGGTGTGTTGATAGATAGTCGAGTTGGGCAATCTTGTCTTTGTAGTTGCCGGGGCAGGCGGTGGCGAAATGGTCACAATGCCGACTGAGGGGCAGTGGTCCCCATTCACTGCGAATCGCTGCGATAAGACGCGCGATGGTGCGCATGTCGCCGTCCGTCGCTGCTGGATGGCACTCAATACCGATAGTCCTCAAATTATTGCCGTAGCAGTGCCACGCGCGATCATTGTCAGACACCAGCTGAGTTACGCGGCCTTCGGATACGACATAGTGCGAGCTGGTGGGATTATCGCGATTTCCATCACTAAGAAAGTTCACGACCTGGTCATGTGTTTGTCCCCATTCGGGGAGTCCCCACCAGTGAAGCACAATGCCGATCGGGTAGCCGCCGGGGCGGCCAGGATCAAAATTTGGCGATGGATGGATGTCGGTGACGGCCCAGTTTGGATGGATGTTGCTCATGCTATCCAGATTCCTTGTCCGTAAAAGCGCCAATCTTTCGTGAAGTGGGTCTGGTGGTCAACGCGGATTTTAACAGTGCGTCCCACCAGGATGAGGGCCATGGGATACGCGTCCATCCCTGCGACCATACCGATAGGAGTCCACGCATTGGACGTAGGGACGGGCACGCTGGAGGGGATTGTACATATATCGACTTCGCTGTTTGCGCGGTCAAAATCAAAAGCGGCGCGGATGATTTCCACCTCAATAATGTGCAGGGCACCGAGGGTGGCGATTGTTCCGCCGCGCCCGTCCCATTTCCAACCACCGTCAAAAACGGGGGCTTGGACGGTGGTTGGGGTGAGCGTGCGGGTGAGCTCGGCGAATTGAGCGTTCAAGTCTTCGGCGGTGAGAATTTCGCCTGGAGTAAATGTTTTCACTGTGTTCCTATCGTTGCGGGGTAAAACTGATGGTGGTTTCCCAGTCTGTCGCGGTGATACTGTGTGAGACTTCGGTGATGATGACGCGCGCGCTGTCGCCGCGGTTTTCGACTGTTGCCGGGGAGAGTGGGTCAAGCATGGTCGCCGCTTCCATGAGGCGGGCGGCATTGATAGGCCCGTAGGCGTGCGCGGGACGAATCGTGACGTTTTGAGGCGTGGGGGTGTCGGTTGCTTGATCAATGAGGGCGCGGGCCGCCGAGGTTGCGGCGTTAGTGTCAATGCAAGTCAGGTCTACGCTTGCAGCGCTTCCAGACCATGTTTGTGCGTAGGTTTCTTCACTGACAGTAATTGATGTATCAAGTGCGCGCCATTCGTTGTCTGCGATCTGTGCGCCGTGGTTTGTCGCGTCGACGGCGGAGACGATGTTTCCAGTAGACCAAGCCGACTCGATTGCCGTGTAAGCGAAAATAGTTTGCCCATCGCTCTGCTGAGTATCAGAGAAAAGTAGAGGGCCGCGCGCGGGGCGAGCACTGGAAAAGATCACGCTTCCATCCCGGTTAACAATCCATGATCCGGTAACGGATGCTACGGCTGCATCTAGGTGCTTCGCTAGACTGGCTTCCCACACCGTTGCGCACATCTTTTGGTAGGTTGTCGCCGTGATCGTATAGGGCACATCCGGCGCTGAGCGCATGAGCCGTGTGATACGTTGTTGCCAAGTTTCAGACCCGTCGCCGCCCTCGGCACGAGCGCCATAGCGCTTGACGGATGAGAGACGGCGCACCGCGTCCGAGATAGTAAAAGTCACGCTGTAAGCGTGGGCTGCACCTGGGGCGTGACGGGTGACCTCGATCCCCGTGACGGTACCGGTGAACAAGCGGGTGCGCGTAGGCCAGTGCAGGAGCATCACGGGCGTTGCGTATGTGAGGCCCGTTTCGCGCGGGTCGAGTGCATCAAGGGCGGTCACAGTGAGTGTCCCGGCTTGGGCGGTGTAAACGGGGCCTGTCGCGTTAATCCCCCGCGTGACCTTCATCGCGGTTGTGGGGCTTGTGATGTCTTGCCACGCTACGTTTACGTTCTTGTAATAAAGCCGTTGTGTGTTCAGTGCGTCGCGGTCGAGCGTGAATGCGGCGGGAGCAGGTAGGCCACGGGTGAGAGCGTCGCGTCCAAGCCGTGAAGTGTCAAGACGGAAACCTTCAAGGCCCCGCAAAGGGAAGAAAGCTTGCAAACTCAGGACTTGTGCGGGGCGAGCGTCTTCGGGTAGGTCCAGGTCTGCCATGAGGGAGACGTTGTAGACGGTAGCCGTAGTTGCTCCTGAGATGTTGATTTCAACGCTCCCAGTAGCGGGGGTGACGTTGACAATCATTGTTTGATATTTCCCACTCAGGGCTTTTGCTGTGCTACCGATGACGATGAGGGGATTAGGGCCGTCAGCACTGATTGTGACCTGCACGCGCAAGGGCATACCCGGCACAAGATTATTCACCGTGCATGTGATCATGCTGGAGACGTTCGCGGCGACAATACTGGTACCGACCGGCGAGAGGCTACCGGTCGCACACGTCCAATCACTGAAAGCCGGGGGGCGTAAGGTGATGGTCATACGCGCTGCACTCCGTTTTGGGCTTGCCATTCAGCGAGCGCGCGGGCGACGAGTCTACCGACTTCCACGGTAGGGGTGAGCGCATACACGTTGATCGTTGCGCCGGAAAGGGTATCGCGCGCTAGGACGGGGCCGCCGGAGATATCAAGCCCGGGCATGTCCGTTGAGGCGATATCACCGGTGAGACGCTGGAGTGAGCGACGCACCGCGCCGTATTGGGATTCAAGCCCACCGATTAGACCACTGATAATCAGGCGGCCAGCGGGGGTGAGCAGTGTCTTGTCACGTTCAGCGGGGCCTTTCCATGAAGGAAGAAGGTTCGTTAAACCACTCAACGCGCCCTTGACCTTCCCGAACATATTCTTGATACCTTGCACCAAGCCGTTAATAATCTTTTCGCCAATGCCGAGCAGCCATGAGCCCGCGCCGCTAAAAGCATTCATTACGATTGATGGGAGCTGACTCATCACGCTGTGGATTGCTGATAGTGCGCTTCGTAGGCCGTTCGGAATGTAATTCCACGCGGCGGCGGCCACCGACTTCACGCCGTTCCAAAGGCCGTTCCAAACGGCGCTAATTGCGCCAGCGGCGGCTTGGATAGCGCCGGTAATGACCTTCGCTGCGCCTTGAACAAAACTTTGAATGGCAGTCCACACGCCGGAAACGATACTTTTCGCACCTTCCCATACGCGGTGCCAATCGAGCGTGAGAATACCGGTAATGATGTCTACAACGCCTCGAATGACTTGCAAAAGGCCAGTGAGTCCACCGCTAATATATGTCCACACCCCGGCGATAACGTTGCCAATGCCGGTGAATACCGGTCCTAGGCTCGTGACGAGGCCGATAATTAGATTAACGACGAATTTGACAACGGGGACAATCACCACGGCGAGAGCTTCCACAACCGGTTTGAGAGCGTTAATGATTGTCGTTGCTACGGTTGTGAGTATCTGTAGGATTATCGTTGCTTGCGTCTTCAATACGGGGACAACGTTCGACATGAACCAGTTGATAACCGGTTCAACTACGGCTTTAATACCATTCCATGCGGCCTCGGCACCGGTTTTAATTCCGTTCCAGACTTTTGTAACTCCGTTTCTGAACGTCTCTGAGTGCTGGTATAGCAAGACGAATCCTGCGACAACGGCGGCAACGGCAGCGGCGATAATGAACGGCCATGATGTGAGAAGCGGAAGGAGTGTGCCGAAGGCTCCTTTAACCTTGGCTATTAGGGTTGGAATGGTCGCTATTTTTGTCACGGTGTTAAACGTGGTTTTAAAGACCGCTCCGAAGGCGATAACAGCTGGTGCGATCGCGATGAACGCGCGGGCTATGCCCGCTAGCTGCTCTTGTCCGCCACCGGTCCACCAATCTTTAAACCGCTGCAACGCGGGTAGGACGTAGGTGTTAAACGCATCGTGTAAAGCCACTGCGGCGGCTTTGAGGCGCGGGCCAAGCCAGTTAGCAAACCTCTTGATAGCCGGTATTCCGACGGTTTCGAGCCAGGTTTTCAACTGGTCGAGCTTAGGCATCACCTTTTCGTTGAGGACCTGCACGAATCCAGTCGCATAGGGCAGCAGAAGCGTCCCGAACTCCGCTGCGAGATCATGTAACTTTGCTTGGAGCACTTGGACTTGATGCGCATAGGTGTTGTTTTCCCGGTTGAAAGCTCCTTGCGCATCTGCGGTCTGTTCGAAGATCAATGCCAAGGTCGCGGCCTGTTGAGCTTCATTCGAAAAAGCCCCACCGACCTTTTTGAAGCCAAGCTCCGCAGCTTTTGCGTCAATGGTTGCCTGTTTAAGTGATACACCGTAGCGCTCAATTGGGTCTCTTTCGCCCTTTAGAGCGGAGCTGATAGCACTAATTGCTTCTTTCGTTGAACCGCCAAATTGCGCGCTAAGGTCTGAGCCAAGTGTAATCAGGTCCTTAGTTTTATCACCAAGCTGTTCTAAGGGAGTGCCCCCGTTTTTCAGCTGCGCACCAAGCAAGGTTGACAACTCTTGAAACTCGTTCTTCGTAATACCGAAAGACGAAGCGGCTGTAGACGCGTAGCCTTTGATTTTGCCAGCGGTATCTTTGAAGATTGCTTCAACCGCACCGGTGGACTGCTCGAGGTCACCGGCCATCTGCACGGCCTTGAAACTAATAGCACCAAAAGCAGCAGATGCGGCGGCCCCGGCGGCTACAGCGGCCTTACCAACTTGCACGAATGTCCCTGCGACTTTCTTCGCGCTGTTAGTGAGCTTATCAAGGCCGAGGTCTTTGGAAAGCCCACGGAAGGCACGTTTAAAGTTTGTGGTTTCGGCGACAACCGATACTTTTACTTGATGCCCGGCCATGGGCCACCTCTTCCTATTGCTGGTTGTTGATGTCAGCGAGCACGTCCAGGACCGCTTGCGTGTCGGCAAGGGTCATGGTGCGTGCTTCGCTGAAGGGTATGTGAGCTTTGATAGCGAGGACGGCCATGAGCTCACGAATTTCCGACATGACTAGAGAAGTTCGGAAACGTCTTCGAGCTTCATGAGCCGCGCAGCAGACAGGGCTGCTGATCGGTCGATGTTGTCGCGGTTCGCGATGACGATTGCAGACAGGGCGATCATTTGCTTGGCGGTGATCGAGTCTTCATCAAGAGCTGTGAAAGGCATGTTGGTCGTGTCTTCGAACCATTCAAGATCACCAAGGGTCATTGTCTTGATTGCTGCAGAGGTATCCATGAGGGGTCCTTTACCAGTTGTATTTTTCGAGTAGTTCCTTAATGCCCGCGCCGAAACCGGCGAAGGTTTGTGAGCGGAGTTGTTCCTCAGCTTTGGACAGCCATCTAGGACCACTTGTAGCGTCTGCACCGAAGTGGTTTACACCCGAATAGTGTCCAACTTTGCTGCCGGTCGGTCGCGTGTAGAGCCGTACGCTGGAGGTGACACGTACGGCGCGCTTGCTGGATGCCACGCGAATGGATTTTTCAAGCCGACCTGTCTTGCCTTTGGGGGCAAGACTCTTTGCACGCTGCGCGATTGGCGTTCCGAGACGGCGCGTAAGGTCCTTCAGATCGTCGACGGCGATACCGACGCGTTCAGCGTCTTTGAGCAGGGCCTTAATGCCGGTGATTGCGACGCTTGCGCCGTCAAGGTTTACGTAGCCGTCCCGGATGCCAGTCATGCGAGCGCGTCAGTGAGGTTGCCGGTACCAAGGGTCGAACCGGTAGAGACCTTTTCGGGTTCGCCTTCCACATTCCACTCGAAGTCGAACGTTGAACCCTTTTCTTCGCCAGCTTCACCGGAAACAGGCGGCTTTGAGCCGATCTTGACTCTGAATTTAAAGTGGGGCTGTGCAGCAGTCGCAATTTTGTTACCGTGAGGCGCAAGAATTGCATCAACGGTCTTACCCGCGTTTGTCCAAACAAAATCCCAGAAGCTACCTGCGTCGAGGGACTGAATAGCGGTCCCCTTAAGCTTCCACGCGGATGAAGAACCGCTTTGAGCGTCTGCAAAGGTCACTACGTCCTTATCAGAGTTTTCGGCACTAAGATCATATTTGGACATATCAGACCAATAATCCTTACCGCCGAAAGTCAGGCCGAGTCGCTGGCCAAGGATGCGAGTGTTTCGTGTTACGGCCATGGTTGATGCCTTTCTAGAGTGTGTATGACAGTGGGAGGGTGAACGCAGCGGCGAGATAGGTTTGCCCGTCTGCTGCGTTGATTGCTTCGTAGCCGTCGAGCGTGTAAACGACCCCGGCGGCTGTCAGGCTTGTGATGATCTTGTCCGCTTCAGTGTCGAGCGTGGAGATGATTGCTTCGTTTTCCGAAGGCGGGGCGATCACAAGCGCCTTAAACGTGACATCCACGCCCCCGGTGGTTTCCCCACGGGCGGCGAATGGGTTGCCTTCGGTGAGGACCACGCACGGGGGGATGAGCTGAGGCGGGATATTGGTAATCACCGGCCAGCTGGTCGCCGCGCTGAGGATGGCTTGTACGTCGCGCCGGGCGTATGCGAGAGGTCCCGGCGCGCTCATGCGAAACCTAGGGGGAGGTAAGGCGCGAGCAGGGGGCGGGCGGCTACGAGTGCGTCACGTGCGACGCGGATTGCACCGGCCTCGAAACCGTCAGCGAAGTTTTTCACCCCGTTAGGAGCATTCTTACGGTGATAGAGCTCTGCGGCCACCTCAAGGTTTGCCCGGTCGACAATCGTGGTGGGGATGTTCGCACCTGAGCCGATTTGTGAGGCAATCAGTAGGGCGGCTACATCGAGGCACCGCGCCATGTACTCGGTGACGGGCATTCCCGGCGCAACGTATTCGCCAAGGTCAGCGGCGGTGACGCTCATGACTAGCCGAGCTTTACCGGGACGATACCGCTGGGGATTTCAGCAGCTACGGCCTGATAGCGGTAGACGCTGAACGCCTTGGACAAGTTCAAGATGTTCTCGTCTTGTAGCTGCGCTACAGGGGTTTCGTAGGTACGCAAGGCAAGGGAGGAATAGAACGCTCCAATGACCTTTTCGCCGAGTTCACCGGGCTTTGCCAGCAGGTTCGGGGTAATCGTGATGCCGACGAGGTTGCCGGTGAGCGCGGAGGGGTTAACGGTTCCCACGGTGTTCGCACCTGTGCCGGTGACGCTCATGAGCGGGCGGCCATCACCGGCGGTGAGAGCAGCCAACGCCTTAAACGTTGCCTTATCGACAATCATGCCGTCAAGAGGCAGAGCGGATGCTTGGAACACGTCCGCCGCGTCAACGATCATGGCAACCAAGTCAGACCACGTGAGGGCGCTAGCGGTCTTAGCGGAGGACAGCGCGTCGGCGGTACGGGCCTTCACAGTGGATGCGAACACGTTCGCAAAGTATTCAGCGGATGCCTTACCGGCGGCCAGCGCCATGCCTTCAAGGTGGACTTGGAGCAACGGAACACGTGTGCGCTCGATTGCTTGACGGGTGAGCTGCACATAGCCGCCGAAGGTCTTCACCGGAGTCGTTTTCTCTCGCGTGGAGACCTTGCCCATCTGAAGGTTTGCACCTTCTGTGGCCTGTTCGCCAACGGCGATGGTATTGGTTGCGAGTTCGGTGTATTCCAAGTTCATGCCATCAGCGGGCAGGGCACCGGTGGAGAAGAGAGCCTTGAGGGGGTTCACACGGTCAACAAGACGGGTGAGGTCCTTAATCCACGTGGGGGTAGTAAGAGTGGAGTCAGCAGAAGAGACAGTGCCGTTATAGTCTCTGGTTGCGGTTTCTTCACCGGCGGCGAGGGCCTTGAGGACTTCACCGGCGGTGCGCGTGTCCACCTGAGGGGCAGCGGGTTCAGCGGATGTCGCGAACGCCTGTTCAAGGGATTCGACGCGTTCACGGATCGAGTCGATAGCGGGGGCAAGGGTAGTGTCGGGCATGGGGCTGGGTTCCTTTTCTTGTTTAGGTTCTGCGCGAACGTCGGTGACGGCCGCGTTAGCGTAGGCAGGGAACGGGACTAAGGAGACTTCGCGCACGGAAATGCGGGTGTATACGGCGTGGGTATTCCCTTCTTCGTCGCGCGTTGTTTCGGTGGTGACGGGGATAAAGCCGATGCTGAACCGGTCAATAGCGCCGTCACGGGTGAGGGCATAGACATCGTTTCCAAGGGTGGTTTCACTGATTCGCGCGGTGATCTCCAAGCCTTCGGCGGTGTTGCGCGCGTCGGTGACGGTGCCGATGATTTCACTGTGTGACCAGAAAAGTTTGATTGGCCCGTTTGTTTCTGGGTCGAAAGCATCGCGGGCGACTTGCTCGAAGTAGCCGGGCATGTATTCGATTTCGTCCAGATAGGGAACGGCGATACCGGTGATGGTGCGTGCTTCGCTGCTTTGTGCGCGGGAGGCATATTCACGGGTAAACATGTCACTAGTCATTTAGTCGAGTCCTTCAATTTCGCGTGCTTCTTGGGGGGTATAGATGCCCGCTTCAATAGCAAGCTTGTGGGTGCTCATGCGTTCGTTCGTGTCCGCACGTAGGAGCGCGTCAAGGTTGAAACGGGCTTTCGTTTTACCGGGAAGAATTGCGGTGATCGAGTCTTCGATTTCGCGTAAGTAATTCATGAGGGTCCACCGCACGAAATCAATCGCCGCGTCGCTGATGTTCTGGTATGTCATTGAGCTTCCCTCAAGAGAAGCTAAGATCATATGCGCTGGAATACCGAACATGCGGCCCACGCTCAAGACATCGAAAGCGCGCGACTGCAGGAACTGAATTTCCGAGGGGTTGAGCATGAGCGGGGAGAATTTCAGGCCTTTACCCACAACAGCAATGCCTTTGTTGAATGAATTGGCGTCATTCCAGCGTTCGCGCGCCGCCTGTGCATCCTCAGCGGTAAGTTCTTGATCGCTGGTGAGGATACCCGCTGGAATACCACTGCTTTGAGTCCAATTCGCCGCGTAGGCTGCCATGTCGCGCGCCCCCATCAAGGTTTGTGCACATGCTTGGATTGGTCCAAGCCCTGCGGCTTGGTTCGGGACGCGCAAGAGGCGTAGGTGTTTGATGCGCGTGCTGTCGGCTTGCTCGCCGCGCCAAAGAACGGAGCGGGTACCGGTTTGAGCATCTAGGATGGGCTGGCATTCGCCGGGGTTGAGGACTCGCAGGGAAACGGGACGGGAGTCCGGGGCACGGCCAATGAGCCAGTAGGCGTTACCGGTCAGAGCAAGCGCGGCAACGGTTTCAGCGATCAGGTCAGTGATGGTCAGGTCCGGGCCGGGCTTTTGTACGAGCCTTGGGACTTCATCGCCTGAGAGACGTGAGTCTTCGCGCCATACGTCGATTGAAAGTTGCTTAGATGCAGTTTCAAGGATGGACACGCACCGGTAGACGGTTTCGAGCGTGAGCGCGCCGTTAATGTCGATAGGCCGCGCCGCGTTGCGTGGTGGGGGCACGATGCCTTCGGGGGCCGCATCGCGGCGCGAAAGGCCCATGAGCGAGAGAGCAGCGCGCGGGAAGTTCATAGCTGAAACTATCCACATGCCCGTTACGTTCATAGGTCGGCGGCGTGTCGGTGTTTCCACTGCCTGAGGGCGGTCATATATGCGTCTTCCCCTGAATGGCAATTGTGCGTGTGTTCAAGGGCTTGCGTGTAAGCGGTTTTGGGGGTGCGCGCGATGTCTCCGCGCCAACCACATGAGCACACGGGCAGGGCGGTTTTGTCGGACATGTCGATGTGGATTCGCTTAGCCATGGTGGTTAGAAGATTTGTAGGACGGGGCGTTTTTGCTGTGCGGCCCACGCGGCAATAGCGGTGGCGCGTAGGGCATCGATTGGTTCGGGGCTTTTACGCGCGTCGAACGCTTGCACACCGGATAGGGGGCGTAGGACAGTGCTTGTGAGGGCTGCACGGGTTTCAGGGTCGCCGTCATGCGCGAGGTCACCGGATTTCACACGGTCTAAGAAAAGCTGGCAAGCGGTCGCATACTCATAGGTGCTTAGCCCTGTGATTTTCACACCCGCGTCGGTCAAATCCTTGTGGAAGGTGCGAGTAGGGCCAGTGGGGTCACAGTAAATGCCTTGATAACCGGCTGTGGACAATCGCCGGATTGTGGACGGTATCCAGTCCACACCGGGACCGGTCTTAATCACTCGAGTGCACAATGAACCGTCTTCAGTTTTCCATGCGGCTGCAACGGTTGCCGCGCTTCGATCGTTCGCAACGTCGAAAGCGATCGCGACCGAGGATGTTCTTTCGGGCGGTGTGCATACACTCGCATCGGCGAGCTGGTCCCAGATCGAGATATCTACAATTGTGGAGTCGGTCGAGGTCTCAAGATTCAAGTACGAGCGTCGCCAAGCGGAGACATCACTACCGGCCATTGAACGAATCTTGTCCATGCTCTGCGTGTAACCAACAGCCGGGTGAAACGCTAGCGTCGCATCACTGTAGGGGTCACGGTCAGCTTCTTCTTCATCTGCGGACCATTCAAAATAGGCAATGGACGCGTTTGGGTCGCTCACGGACTCGCGCCCGCGCCTAATAAGGTCGTTGAGGTATGCAGATGCGTTTGTGCCTTTCGTTGAGACAATCCACAATTGGGAGTCTTTCACGGTGAGCTGCGTGGGGTTAATTGCCGTCTCTAGGGCAACCCCGGATTCAGCGTCAAAAGCCCAGGCTTCGTCCACGGTCACTAAATGCAAAGAATCGCCGTGAATACTTTTCGGCGTGGGGGCGAATGGAGAGATATATGAGGCGCGGGCCTTGAAGGTGAGGTTTTCGCTTCCTTGTGAATTACGTACGGTGAAGTATTCGGTTTTTTTATCTGCTGATAGTCCGTTAACGATTTGTTTCCAGCGCTTACGAGCGTCTTTGCCGGTCTGCGCGGTCATAAGAATCTCGTGGCAGTTGTAGTTCATCATGCGGTCAACCATGACTGCGCGGAGTAGGAAGCTCTTTCCGGCCTGGCGGGGCACTGTGACAACGACGACGGGGTAGCGCCACGCTCCTGGGTCACTGGGGTTGAGTTCAAGGGCTGTGTCTAGTACTTGCTGCTGCCAAGGCATGAGCTCACCGCCTAGGAGCTTTGCGGCAAGCGCGGCGCGCGGGCCGAAAGTTGGATTTTTTTTATTGCGAGGGGTTGCGTATTTAGCTTCACCGGGTTTCATTGCACAAACGCCTTCTGAGTCAATGCGGTCACTGCAACCGTGTATGCGTCAAGTGCCATGTCTGTGCCAGCTGAGGGGCGGGGCAAAGAGTCAAGAATCTCTGTGATCTGCTTGAGAGTATTCGATGACGCGACGGAAAGCTTTCCACTTCGATAATCACCGTCTAATGCGCGCGCAGCTTTGATAGCCGCCGCCCTTTTGGCTCTCTCAATAGGTCCTAAAGCACCTTGTTCATCAAGTTCAGCGAAGGCCGCGCGTATAGCGGTCTCAATTTCGTTATCGCCCCCGGTGGCTGCGTCTAGGGGGAATAATCCGGTGTGATTTGGGTTCATTGCACTGTTTCTTGGGTTGATCGGGACCGGTTTTATACCGAGCCGGGGGGAATAGGGAGGTGGGGCGGGGAACTGCCTGGCGGTAATGCCAGAAAACAGGCCTATGAGATACCCGGCCAATTTGATGCCACTCGTCCCGGTCGTTTTGGCTTGAACATGCTTGCTGGCTTAGCGCAGCGGCGCATGTTGCATTCGAGGTGTGCCGGTCGTAGGTTTGCGAGCTCATCGCTGCCACCCTTTGACCGTGGGATCACATGATCAATGCTCAGTCCGCCCGGCGCGGTGCGAGGTAGGGTGAGATCAATAGGGAGAGTGCACAACCAACACAATGAGCCGTACTGACTAATCACCTCATTAGCCAAGCGCTTGATCTTTCGCCCGCTCCAGCTCATGGCTAGTCCACTTGGTTCGTGAGGTACAGGGCGTGCATCATGTGGTCATGCGCTTGGTTCAGCTCAGTGTGTAGCTGAAGCTGTGTAGCGCTACATGAGTACGGGGAGTTCGGCAACGTGGTCTTAGCGTCTAGGATGGCATCTAGCACCGCGTGTACACCTAGCTTGATCCTGTAACGGTCTTCCTCGCTTTGTGGTGTCATTGTCTTTGTCATTGCTTATGCCACCTCGAAAGCTAGCTGTGACCCTTTAATCTCGCGCTCGATTGTCTTTAGCTCACGCGGCGTGACAGCGCCGCGTGTCATAACTTCATACGCGATCGGGTCACGGTCGCAGATAATTGGCCAATCAAGACGTTGATTGGGGTAGTGCTCTTCCATGTAGGCTTGATAGGTGATGTACGTGGTCTTCATAGCTGGTTCTCCAAGGTCATAGATTGTCGCTGTATCCACAGCTGGGGCGTAAACGTATTCTTTCTGTGGATGAATCGGGCCAGCTTCGCGGCCCGTTCTCCAGTTATGAGAGAGGCTTGAAACCATTTCCGCATGGGTCTTACCCGTCAACGGATTCGGGGTTTTTCGACGGTTATGAGGCTTCTCAGGCGCGCGCGGCTGCGGCTTGCTCTTGCGCATGGGTTCGCAGAACGTGTTGAGCCTGAATTGCTCCAGCCTTGCGCGGGTTTCACGGCGGCGGTGGTTGAGTTCGCGGTCATACTCGGGGCGAGCGGCGTGCACCATATCTACGAGAGTCTTCTTATTGATACGCAGCCAGCCCGGCTTAGGAGCGCCTTCGAAGATGCCACCCCGGTGCCACGTGATGATTCCCCAAGAATCGAGTTCTTGAAGAGCTGTGCGCACGTGGCGCTCGCTATATGATGCTTGGTCAGCGAGCTGAGTCGCGGTAATCGTAAAAGTCCCTGCCAGGTCTTGATTCTGCGACCGAGAAACAGATACGAGCGTGTCAAGAATGACGCGGTGAACTCGGTACTTAGCGCCCTTCAGCTGTCCCCAGCCCGCGCGCCTGAGAGCTGCGAGAATCTGGAACACCGGCGCATGAGCCGTTAACTTCCTACTCATCGCCGTCAATTGCCTTCTGAGCCGTCGACAACGCCTAAAGATTCACGCGGGAAATTCATCAAGAAATCTCGCACGCATCCGAGCGCTTTATAGGCTTCTTTACTGTCGGTGAACGCGCGAGCGAGCCGGTATTGATAAAGAGACAATTCGTAGTCGATGTCATCAAGAGCGCAGATGACATAATCAAGCTGCATATCATCCTGAATGTCGAACCTAGGCGAGTGGGTCATTTCGTTTCCCGATGCAATTCGAAGGCATACCATGTGAGAGCAATCGCGAAGGCCGCGAAGTGCGGCCAGGTGATCCGGTAAACGTCAACAGTGAACGACGCGATCAGGATCGTGATAAGCATTGAGAAAGCGACAAGGCTTGAAACGAAAAGGGGTTTATTGATCTTCATTGGTGGTCCTCATTGATAACGGCGGCTAAAGTTCCGAAACCAACAGGAACGCCAATCCTCATTAGCTGATCGATGTCCTTGAGGTTCCAACGCGTCGTTGCTGAAAGTCGCTGAGAGAGTGCTGACTGAGTCATTCCAAGATCAGCGGCCAGGGCGGCTTGCGATATTCCTTGGTCTGCCATGTACCGCTTGACTTGGCGGCTCAGGATCGTTTGTGAATCAAACATGCTGAAAGACTATCAAGAAAACTGATAGCTAGCAATTAGCTTTCTTGATAGTCTCTAAAGATATATTGCCGACATTCAGAATCTCTAATATGATTTCGGCATGAGTACAACGGTTTTAGATCGTCCGCTTGAAGAAATTGTTGCCGAAAACATTCGGACCGAATCGGCGCGGCGCGGCTTTAGCCAATCCGCAATCGCGCGCGAGGTTGGCATGTCTCAACCCGCCGTTAATCAGCGCTGGCGCGGCGTTACGCGCTGGCAGTTAGACGAGCTGGATTCGCTGGCGCGGCTTTTCGGTGTCTCTGTCGCGTATTTGGTCAGCGATAACGCACCGGTCCCGACAATCGTTGCGCCCCCGACAGGACTCGAACCTGCAACCTCGGGATTAGAAGGCCCTTGCTCTATCCATTGA